CTTTTCCTGATAGACTTGCCGAGTTTTACCATCCTTGGTAATGAACTGCTTACCAGAAGCCTGATCGAGAATAGCCAGCTTTTTTAGCTGGATAGACATTAGGCTTTTACTATTTTTGCTGTGGTTGAATCGACCTGGCAAGAGATTTCATACTCTTCGCGACCATTCTCGAATAATCTACGACCCATGACATAAACCCCATCAATGTAGTAATCATCACCACCACTTGCAGATCCATACATTCTGAGTCTTGCTTTTGATAAAGTTCCTGTTCCACCAAAGTAGATTTTGGAACTTGCATCATCAAGCGCAGTTGATCCATCATCGTATTTATCATTCATGGTTCTGAATGACATAACACTTGTGTAACCCTCTGTCATGTTCTGATTATCATTGATGATGGCTTGAAGCATTTCCTCGCTCATCGTAATGCTCTCAGTGATAATACCAGAGATGTTTGTGCTACTTGCTGTACTTGCAACTCCAGTAGCAGTAACAGATGCTTTATTGAATATTAAACGTGCCATTATTATGATTTTGAAATTGTGGTTCCTACTGTGTCAATCTGTGCAGAGAACTCAAATTCCTCTCTACCATTCTCGAACACTCTTCTGCCCATAACATAAACATTGTCGATAGAATATGTGTTTGCACCATTCACACCGTGCATTGTCAATAACTTTAATGTTGGTGTGGATGAAGCCCCAAATTGAGCGATGGTAGAGAATGCAGCTCCACCCTCTGCAACATTTTCTCTTGTTCTGAAAGAGATTGTTGATGTATAGCCCTCATTAACAAGCTGATTGTCCTCAATAGCAACTTGTAATGCTTCCTCTGACATTGTGATACTTTCTGTAATAATACCAGCAATATTCACATTGTCAGTGTAAGTAGTGTTACCAGCTTCTGTTATGGAGGCTTTTTCAAATATTAAGCGTGCCATTTATTGTATCTTTATTTTAGAGTTAAAACTTAAGGTTGTTGATATATATCCATCCAGCTCTACTGTTGGAGTTGTTCCTGTCAGCGTGATCGTGTAAAGATCAGCGCTAATACTGGCAGGCGATACTACTGTTGCCCAGTCCATAATCTGATCTGTCAACTCCAACATTCTGTCGTAGCGTGCCTCCTTGATTGAGTGTGAATCACCTTGTTCTACAAACACCAGAATATCCCATGCTTGGGATAGATCTACTGGTTTTTCATCCTCAATCAAATAGTCAGTTGTGGCAGATTGCAAACGAAATACAGCAGCCTCACGTTTAATATCTGCTCTCTTTATAAGATCGAAAGAATCACCACTATATTTCAATACCTTCTCTACAGTCTGTCTTGAGTCTGTGGAAGAGTAAGCAGAAAAATTGCTTATAAAGCCACTAAGTATCGAGTTTCTATCCACCTTTTATGATCCTTGGTTGGTTTAAATACTCTGTTAGGTAATTCGTAATCGTTCTTATATTCTCTGCTTGATGCTCACTGCTCATATCCTGCTCCTCAGGGAATATCTTTCTTTGAGGGACACCACCGCTACCAGTCTGATGATTGTACATATAACGAGATGACTTCCTCTCTGAAGAGTCAGCAGAACCATCAAAATATATTTCAGCGCCCCTATTCGCCTGCTTTTCTCTGTATCGAAGAGTGTTCATAGCCTTTGGCTTTCTTCTGGACATTTTATCATCCCATCCATAGAGCAAGTTTGGAATAGCTGGCTCATCAGTAATTGTCGCCTTTTTCATTGCATAAGCTGGGGTTAGTCGTTGGAATAACTCACCAGAAGGAGATCTCATCGTCCATGTCTTGTCTCGAGCGCTTTGTATGTGAGTCTCAGCAGATCTCTTGACCACCTTCTCGTAGAACTCAGGCTGTGAGACCATGCGTCTTATGTCTTTTGCGACATCAGCGCCTATCTTAATATCCATAAGATGACCTCATTCTAAATCTTGGCACTCTTCGTGGAGTGCTAAGAGATCCAGTTAGGCGTTGGAGGTTGATCTGTAAATAGTTGACGTACTTACGATAATAGTTCCCTGCTTTCATAAATGCCATGCTATCTGCATTGGTGGCATCCTGCTGGAACCATAATTCTAAAAACTTGTATGTGAGTAGATTAACAAGAAGATCCTCATCATCTACAACGTATAAGGCATCCAATAATGCGGTTTCACTCGCATAGGTGCCATCGGTGACGTATCCACCGAGTTTTTCCAAGATGTCTGTCTGTAACTCGCTCTTTGCTTTATCCAATACAAGGGTATCACGAGAAGAGATCCCTACTGTGCTTCCTACAGCGACAACATTCAAATCTCTGAATGTTTCCCCCTCAAAAGCATCTATATCATCCCTTGTCAGAGTCAGACTGCTGAATGGCATCTTTATCTTGGTTTAGTAATCTTGCTGTTTTAACGATCATATAGAATAATGTCACCAAGCCTACAGCCAGTGACACAATCGTGTTGATCTGTGAAAGGCTGATAGACAACACTGTGCCAATCATGCCTACCATTGAATGTGTATCTACGCTTTGTGACATTTTAGCCTCCATATAAAAGAGTGGGAGCCCTCAGATTGAGAGCTCCCTTACTCAGTTAAACTTAGGCTTTCGCAGCTGTACCACGAACGTAACGAACACCGAGGTCTGGGTAGAACAATTTAGTTCCATACAGAACTTCGATAAGAACGTCAGCACCTGATTTGGTTTCTTCTACAGTCAGAGTGTAGTTTACTCTGTTCATAGGCTCGAAACCAGCAGCTCTACGCACACCACCATTACCAGCATCGATAGACTGCATAACAGCAGTTACAAGGCTGATTGCACGTGGATCGTAGAAGAACTCATTGGTTCCAGTAGAAGCCAATGGTACTGCGTTGATTGTATCGTTGTTGGTAACTGCTTTGCGTAATGGCTCAGCGATTGTCAGAACAGTACCACTTTGTGATACTACTGTGTAGAAGTCGTCTGTGCTGTTAGCAGATCCAAAATAGATCACATCGCCAGCAACGAGAGATTGAGCAGCAGCAGATCCAGAACCATTGTCAATTGTAATGGTTGTAGCAGATACAGCAGCGTTAGCAGCGACAACAGCGTCAGTGATAGTAGCAGCAGTGTGGCTTGAGCCAAGGTTGTCAACATAGAAGTCGAAACCGAAGGCTGATCCCATGCTACCTGAAAGCTGGATGTCAGCAGATCCACGTGTGTTGGCTTGATGGAACAAGTTTAGTCCAAGCAAGTCAGCTTCAGCATCTGGGGAAAGAACAGAGATAGCTCCTTCATTCCAGTACTTACGTGCTTTGAGGATTCTGCGTGCTTCACGAAGGTCAGCATCGTCAAGAACAGTTGCGTTACCATTGATGTCAGCGAAAGCAGCTTCAAATTTGAGGGCTTCTGCTTTAACATCTTGGTTGATTGCATCAATCAAAGAGTGCAGACGAGGTACGAAGTGTTGTTGCACAAGGTCAGGAAGAGCAAAACGCTGATCTGCTTTGTCGATAGCGAATTGGATGAATTTGTGCTTGTTGATTGTCAGTGTAAGTTCGTCAGCATCAGGAGTTGTGATAGCTGAGTAGTTACCTGTGTAATCAGTTACATCTGATACAGATGTTTTGACTGCACGTGTGATGTTTACTGCTTTGTTACGAGCTGCAACAAGGCCTTCGACATCAGCGCCTGCTACGTTGGTAACAGACTGGGAAACCATAGGACGTGAAGGGAATTGGTTCGCAAGGAACACTTCCACCCATGCTTCTGGTTCGTAGATGGAGAAATTGGAGTTAATTGCCATTGTCTTATCTTGATTTTACGTTATGAGGATGTAGCCACGTGATGTGGCTACAAGTTCTTTGGTTTAAGGTCTATTGACCATAATGGCAATTAGGGTATTGCCGAACCTACTGGTTATTCAGCCCAGCCTACTTCCCTTGCTGTGTTATACATCTTTGCTGCCCTTGCCTGAGCATCGGCACTCTTAGATTGCAGAAGGGAACGAAATTCTGCTCTGCTGGGTTTTGATGATATTTGTCCATCACCTGCTGCGCCACCTGTTCCCTGTATTCTTTGGGACATGTATTTGTTCTCACGAACAAAATCACGCATCACGCTTGACATCGACTTTCTATTACCCTCCTGATCCAGCACTGGCGTGCCATTTCTGGTTGGATAGAATTGTCCATCACGCTCCTCTATCTCATATTCCATGTAGAAGAGGTTTTTGAGGTGTTCTGATTTCAGGGATAAATTCCCTTCAGCTGATAGGGAAGAGATTGCCTGATCCATCGTTGCATCCAACTTTGTCTCATACATGAAAGCAGCGTAATTATCCTCTGCTTGCTGAGCTTTCTTATTGGATTCTTCGAGCATCTTGCGCAACTGTTCCACCTCACTAACATCATCCCTTTTAGGGGATAATTTGCTGGACAATGCCGATAAAACATCATCGAGGCTATCTGCCTCATCAATACCTAAAGAACTCGTAAACTTATTCAGCAGGTCTCTCTCAGCCTTACTTTTACCTTCGTTGTAACCCTTCGAGAAGATTTTGCTGGTGTCTACTTCTACTTGTTGCGTTTGCTGTGGAGTTGCAACGTCCTCCTGTGGAGCATTTTGGGTCTGCTCTAAGACCTGTTCTTGTTCACTCATTAGTTAAGTTACTAATTAAAGTTATCAGGAATCAATACTGCTTTGGCTTTCCTCTTCGATCATATCTAATGATCCACCAAGTGATTCCATAGCTTCTGAGGAAAGAAGTTCTGGCTGTGCTTTCATAGCCAATCTCGTTCTGTCAATGATATTCTGAAGAGCAGATAGATCACTTGGCTTTTGAGGCATGCCGAGTGTTTCAATCTCTTCCATGATTTGATCCTTGATCTCTGATGGGGCGCTACGCTTACGCAAATACTCGTGAACTTGATACTTGTATAAGCCAAGATTTGTTACACCATATTGTGCACCTTCTACCAGATCATTCCAGATTTCGTCAGCACTGGACAGGTCATAATGCTTAGAGTAGTTGATGAAGAAATCATCAGGGTTTTCTCCACGAATCATGGCCTGCATTTTGAGCTGGTCATTTTCGATCTCTTCCATGTCCATAGCGGTTTGAGCCAGTAATCCCTGTTCTTCTACGTTGTCGAATCGTTTGGCTGAACCACTTACGTTGGACTTGACTACGCTCTTATCTCTCACGCTCGCCAAGAGGAAGATTAAACTCATTAAATCCCTAAATATGACCTCACGTAAATGCTGAAGGCCTTCCATGCTTGCTTGATGGAATAAGGTGCTTGGTACTTCCATGTCATCAGGATAAACAATGCACATACCAACAGCTTCTTTAATGTCATTTGCATTGTATTTACTATCTTGTTCAATGCCTGAAAGTGCTTTTGCAATGCTTTCACTATATACTGGAATAGGGTGTGCAAATAATTCTGATCCTTTCTGTAGGTCGTAGAATAATTCAGATGCAGCCAGATATAGACCTTTGAGGCTGTAACGTCTTGGCTTACCTACGACAAATGATGTGTTAGCGTCAACAGCGCCACGAAGCAAGGTGGCAGGAACTCTACCAAATGGGTTTTCCATATCAGTAATTAGTTCCTTAGCACCTGATCCAGCAACTCCCTCTTGATGGTAGACTTGGATGCGATCAGGAGTAAACACACGCCATTTGGTGTGTTGCTTTCTGTCCAGAGTCCAGTA